AACCACAACACCAGTTATATCTGTTGTTTCTGTGCTTCCATCACCATAAGTAATGGTAGTTGTGCCATCATCATTTTCTACTTGATCAATGATGTCATCGACTCCACCACCACCAAGGGTATCTGTACCATCACCACCATCTATGGTGTCTGTACCATCACCACCACCAAGTGTGTCTGTGCCATCACCGCCAATATCAGTGAAATAACCGCTGTTATCTTCTGTAGTTGCATCGGTGGAGTCAACAATATCACCATTGATGTCAACAGTTTCTGTGCTTCCGTCACCGTAAGTAATGGTGGTTGTACCGTCATCGTTGTCTATCTGATCGACAACAACCTCATCAAGGGTGTCATTTCCATCGCCGCCTTCAATAATATCGCTAACATCGCCACCATCAATAGTGTCAGTGCCATCACCGCCATCAAGGGTGTCTGTCCCATCTGCACCATCAATGGTGTCATCACCATTGTCAGCATCAGTAACAATAGTCGTGTTTCCATCAGTGTCCGTGTAAGAAACAACCTCTCCATCAGCGTTGAGAGTAACAACTGTGCCGTCATCCATAGTTTGGGTGGTACTGCCATCATTTAGCGTTGTGACATCTCCATCGCCACCAGATGCATCTTCTCCAGCCCAGTATGGATTTCCATCACCATCCATTGCCCATCCCGGCATCAAATTGCCGTCATCATCAAAAGGACTGCCGTGATCTGATGTATCAGTAATTGTGTCAGTTCCATCGCCTCCTACTGTTGTGTCTTTAGTTGTGGTACTCGTAAGACTTCTTGTGGTTGGCTTAGTAGCTCCAACTGGAGTTTTAGGCCCACTTGTTCCAGCCTTTGGAGTAAGGGAGGATTTAATAGCAGAAGTAAGCGGGCTAGTCGCTGCTTTTGTTACTGCTGTTTTTGTGTTTGCAAGTTTGGTTGCTGCCAGTTGCGCTGGGTCTACAACATTGTTTACGCTACCAACACTTTTTGTTGTTCCCGTTCCAGTAGTAATGCCAGTACCATTTGTTTTACTTGTGCCTGTACCAGTTGTTCCAGTCCCTTTGACAAGAGAAGTTAAGCCCGTGTTAGTTCCCGTGCCGGTTGTTTTGGTTGTGCCAGTTCCAGTAGGGGTGCCAGTTCCAGTGGTCTTTGTTGTTCCAATTACTTTTGTTCCAGTATTAGTAGTTACGTTAGGCAATACTTGATCAACGGTAGTTTTACCTGTATTTCCAGTTTTTGTTACAACAGAAGTAACTGGAGTAGTTTTTGTAGCAGCAAGTTTTGTTGCAGCAAGCTGTGCAGGGTCTACTACGTTGTTGATACTACCAACACTTTTTGTTGTACCTGTTCCAGTTGTTGTACCTGTGCCTGTAGCCTTAGTTGTTCCAGTGCCAGTTGTGGTTCCTGTGCCAGTTCCAGTTCCAGTTCCAGTGGTTTTGGTGGTGCCTGTGCCCGTGGTGGTTCCTGTCCCTGTGGTTCCAGTGCCTTTAACAACAGAAGTGACCCCAGTACCTGTGCCAGTTGTGGTTCCCGTACCTGTGGTGCCCGTGCCTTTGGTCGTTCCCGTTCCTGTAGTGGTTCCCGTTCCTGTTGTGCTTCCAGTTACGGTGTTATCAGTAACTGCTTTTTTAGCACCAGTCAGTTTGTCAATGACAGCCTTGGTGCCAAGACCAACACCAGCCCCAGCCAGTGCGCTAGTTAGGGTATTTGCAAGAGTCGATCCAGTGCCCGTAGCCTTGGGGGTTGTGGCCGCTGTTGTGCCAGTAGTTTTAGTTGCAGTGCCAGTACCTGTAGACGTAAGCGTCTTAGGCGTAGTGCCAGCGGCGGCGACTTTAGAAGTTAGCGTAGGAGCTTTAGATACTGTGTTTGCAGCAGTAGTTTTAGCGGCAATGGTGCCAGAAGTTTTAGGTGCAGTAACGCCTTGTACAACAGGTTTGGCAGCAGTAGAAGTAACAGCAGGTTTTGTAGCAACAGCAGGTTTTGAAGCAGCAGTAGAAGTAACAGTAGGTTTGGCTGTAATACCAGCATTCGGAGCGGTAACTCCTTTATTGGTGGTTGGTGCTGTAGCAGAGCCTCTAGTGGCTATTGGGGCTCCAGAAACTTCTTTGTTGACAGCAGGCGCTCCAGAAATAGCAGAAGTCAAAGGGGCTTTGTAACCAGAAGCTCTACCAGTGTAGTTTGTGGCCGATTTTTGATTAGCCCCCATAGGCAAGTAGCCTTGGTTTGCCATAGGCGCATAACCGCTAGTTCCAGCCAATTGGCGTATGGCCGAAGTAACAGGGGTCTCTCCACGCAAAGCAGCAGCACGATCCCCGCCTCGCGTGTCTTGATAACGCTCAAAACGAGGAAGCTGGTTTACGGATTTACGTTTTTCAAGGATTGCCATGATTTACCTCGGTTTCTTAATTCATTAACCAACTTTTTTGACAAGCGGTTTTAGTGTACTTACGTCAACTTTTTTTGGTACTGTGCTTGTTTTTTGGACTATTGTAGTTGGACGTAATTTGGATATGTCAACAGTTTTAGGTACGCTTTTAGCGGCGGTTAAACCAGACTGTTTTGTCGCAGCCGTAGTTTTAGCCGATACATTTGCAATTTTTGGAGCTTTGCCAGCAAACAGATTTTTCCCAACTAAAGAGCTTTTTGTTGCTTTGGTATTGAGAATTTTTCCTATTTGCGATCCGCCGGGGATTGTATTTAATGCGCTATTAAGGTTGGCTGTAGATAATGCAGTAGATGCTGTATTTAAACCGCCTATAACGTCATTTGCAGCACCTCCAACTAGTGTGTCAATACCAGAGCCGCCGCTAGTTGTATCGTTGCCATCTGCCCCCGTAATAGACGTAGCGCCAAGACCGCCAACAACTGAATCATTTCCAGCGGCTGCTGTAACGCTGTCGTTTCCATTTCCACTAACAACCGAATCGCTTCCATCTCCGCCAACAGTGGAATCATTTCCAGTCAACTCTGTGATTTTGCTTTCTATGCTAGAAAGTACACTGGAGTCGGTGATGTTGGTAATTGCCTCAATGGTGCTGTTTAGATTTGTCGCCAAGTTAGTCAACACAGCAAAGTTACCTGTTTGAACGGCTTTTACGATGCTTGCAGCCGTACTAGCCGTTTGAAGGTCTTCGCTCCCAGTCAACGTGGCTGCATTAGAAAGAATGCCAGCTACATTTCCTTTGCTGATGTTATTTACAAGATTTGCTGCGGCACCAGCATCAGCCAGCGTTATTCCGCTCCCAAGCGATATGTCTGAGGAAATAGAGCTAATTGCAGGATTGTTCATTAGGCCAGAAACAATGCCGCTAATATTTCCAGTTTCAACCGCTTTTACCGTTCTTAGTGTATTGGCAGCATCGCTAAATCCACCAGCACCAGCAAGGCTGGCTAGTCCACCAACAATATCTCCGCTCTCAACAGCTTTTAGACCTTGATAGATTTGTGCAAAAGGTTGCCACGGGCCGGGAACCACAGCAGCAAACGCAGCAATATCATCTATGAAGTGGCCTCGTTTTTGTACGCTAGTAACCTCGCCCTTCAGATTAAGATAGACGTATTCACTCTTGCCGTTGTCATACCTATATCCAACAGGAGCAGCGCCGGGAATTGGAACTTGTGATTCTCCAGCTTTATGCTGGACAGTAGTTGTTGGCAAAACAGGCTCTACAGCAGTACCTATGATGCTAGGCGCTTGTGATACCCACCAAGGCTCTACAAAGTTTCTTCCAGCTTCTTGCGCGTCTGCAATTTTTTGTGCATTTTGACCAGCCAAATCAATTACGGTTTGACTGCTGTAAATTGGCTCTCCACTTTTTGTTGTACCAGTTTGTACTTGGGTTGCATATGCTCCAGTAGGAGGGGTTACCCATGCATATCGTGTTCCGCCTTTGCCTTCACTTATTGCAACTTGTGTTGCGCCGGGGGTATTAGCGTCCGCTGCATAGCCAACCATGTTCCCAGAATTGTCATACACAGGCGGCCCTTTTGTGACCGTGTTAGCCATCGTTGTAAGGCCACCAGATACAGGTGCAGTTGATACGGCTGTTACGTTAGATGTGTTTGCTGTATTCAATCCTGCCGTATTGTCAGCTTTTGGCTTGATGAAAGGCTTTCCAGTGTCATCGATTGGCAAAACATCATCTTGTACGTCAGACAAGGAAGAAAGAGCCCCAGTAACATTTCCAGATGCAATTGCATTTCCAGCATTACCAGCCAATGTAGATGCAGCAGTTAATCCACCAACTGGTTCAGCTACCGCTCTTTGGCTTGGATCAACAAAGCCAGTATCGTCAGGCTCTCTTATAACCCGTAGCTCTGGCGGTGGTGGCTCTACATCCTTTGGTTGTTCTTGAACAGGAGGTTCGGAAGTTTCTTTTAAAGTTTCAGAAACAGTATTTAAGCCACCTTTAATAGGTTGCTCTTCTTGAGGAGGAGGCTCTGCTGTCTGAGAATCTTGGGGAGGTATTGCACTCAATCCACCTACAGTAGGTTGCGATTCTTGTGCTGCTGGCTGACTTGGCGCAATGTACTCTGATATATCAATACCAAAGTTATTTTGTGCGCCTTGGATAATTTGATCGTCAGAAAATCCTTGCTCACGCGCATCATCAATGGCTCGAAAAATTTGGTTTTCTGTAAATTTCATTTTATTGCGCTCTCTGGTTTACAGCGCCAACCAAAGCAGAAGCCCAGTCCTGCCAGTTATCGTAAATGTAGGGGCCGGGTATGCCCTCATTTGTAAAAATATCAATCGCTTTTAAACCAGCGGCCCATTCTTTCCAATCGGTGTTATCGCTTGGAATAGATAACTGCTGACCAGCATACGCCTCGCACATCAGCGAGGCCCAAGACTTAAAGTCATGGAAGCGTGGGTCGTAAACAAGAGCCAGCGCCATGTTAGTTACCGTATGGGCGAGTATCACCAAGCTCTGCGTTCATAAGCACCCTACCAAGTTGGTAGTTCCCGCCCTGCACATTGCTTGTAAAAATTAATCGGATTTCCCTGCGTTGCTCTCTCATGTCTACCTTGCCCGTGCTTGGATCAAAATAGTATGGGTCTGATGTCACATCACTTGATTGGGCAAATGGCCTGCCAGTTACCTGTACAGACATGGTGCCGTTCTGCACAAAGTCAGGCTCAATACGATCAACGCGAAGCCATTTGTTGTCGCCAACCATAGAAGGTTGCGAAGGGCCACCAGCCACAAAGCCCAAATCGCTGGTCTCAAAATAACTTTCAATGGCCGTTACGCTTGCACCCTTAATAGCATCAACACCTGTTTCATGCTGCCACAAGGAGACAAGTGTCATTACTGACGAAACTGTCAAAACAAAACCAGCACCAACAGGCAAGGAAGCAGACAAAGTATTCCCAGCAACATAATTTATGCCGCGAGTAGTTATGGTGACCGAAGTAACCGCGCCACCAGCAACCACGATGGTTGCATAGGCACCAGTTCCAGAGCCGCCAGTCAGTGCTTGGTTGGTATATGTTCCGTTGGTATAGGACGATCCGCCAACAGTGATAGAAACTACGTTAACCGCGCCAGTTGCATTTGATTCCCAACCCGCATTGATTGGATAATGAAACACTTGAGAGAAGTAACCAGCAGAACGTCGAGCGCCTAATGCGGTACCAGAGTCATACCAGCAGTTCTCGCGGATGTTGTAGATGATTGCATCATTGCACTCAGTAGAAGTTCCAGAGGGGAAAAACCACCAAATTTCACCGTAACGTGGAACCTTGCTTACATAAACTTTTTGACGTTGGTCATAGTTCAAGTTGTCAAAGAAGTAGTTTTGGTTAAAAGTGTTTTGGATTTCTTTGACCACACCGTTGTAGAGCAGGAAGCGGTCAACACCACACCAGTAGTAGATGCCGTCATACTCAATCACACATTGGCTAGAAAGAATAGATGATTGGCTGGAAATGATGTCATAGCGCCAATAGAACGTAGAGGATGTACCACCAACAGTCACGGTGGTAGGCGTGTACGAAACACGCACCAAAGAATCCAACGTCCAGAATAGGCCAGAAGGGGCGTTAGAACCGCCTCGAACGGGCAATCCTTGCACTACCTTGGTGGAGGCTACGTTGGTCTCATTAGAGTCAGCAGAGACCCAATCTGAGGGGTTTCCAGCCGCGCTGTTCTTGATCAGACCGTTGTTCCCAAAAACAAAGACGTATGGGTGCAAAACCACAACACCACCAGACACTGAGATGTTGTTGTCAAACGTAAGGGTCACCGTACCACTGGCCGTGGCCGCATTGGACATCACAACACTTGTACCAGCCACCGACACCACCGTTGTGTTGGCAGGGATGCCAGTGCCAGTGATGGTTTGACCAGCGCCTACCAGTGGGTTAGCCGCCGACAAAGTAATTGTTGCATTGGTGTTCACCGTTGTTGCGGTGGCCGTAAACGTCCCAATCGGGGACATAGTGGTGCCTGTTATTGAACCGCTTAAAACTGGCGTGTTAATGCTGCTGTTGATGTCGGAAAGGTTTTGCCCGGGGTGGGCCAACAAGGTCTCATACCCAGTCCCTTGCGAATCGAAAAGCGAATCGAATTGCCATAGGTTATTGGCGTTTGCCGTGAAGCCAGACAACGTGAAGTTCTGCAAGGCAGAGCCAACGCCGTTGTTGTCAATTGGCAAAACTTGCAACCCGTCAGAGTATCCGCTGTAGACGTAAGAAAACGCATCCTGTGGATTGACGTAAATTCCGCGAGATGGGCCAGCCAAGTTGGCAATGATCTGGCGGTAGCCAAGAATCTTGCGCGGACGGCCACGTTGGAACCTTACCCAGCGGCCATCTTGGTAAAAGTTGCGGTCAAAGACAGTACCGTCACGTTGTACGCCAGCTTCTGTATCAATTGAAAAAACTTTGGATGTCATTAGAAGGTACCTCCCAAAACACCGCCTGTAAATGTTCCCGTTCCAGTGATGGTTAAACCAGTCGCAGTCAATGCAAAACAATTGGTTCCTAAAATTGAAATATCAAACTGACCATAACCAGCCCGCCAAATACCAGTGCTGGTTTCTGCTGCAAAATTTAGCGCAGGCGTTGTAACTGTTCCATTAATCAAGCTCAGTGTTGTAGCACCAGCCTGCACGGTATTTGCGTTAAAAAAGTTGGTGCCATCGCAGACAAGCGTTGCCTGTTGGCCGGGAGGAATAATCGCTGACGCGCTTCCAGAAACACCAGTTGTTACCGTCAATGAATAACCGTTATCAACAGTTTGGTTTGACACAACATACAAGTTAACAACTTGTGGATATGTAATCGTTACGCTGGAAGATAGTGTCCCAACATACTCTTGAATGATGTTCTTGATGTCCGCGCTTGTAAGCAAGTAAGACCCGCCAGTAACGGGGTAGACCAGTGCCGTGAAAAAGAACGTATTGCTTTGGCCGTATCCAATTGTGTAGTATGCAGAGCCATCGCAAATAATGAAGGCAGACTCGTCTGGATTAAACGTCTTAGATAGCTGGCCGTCGATCAATTGGCTGCTAGTACCACTGATGGTGAACGATCCAGTGCCTCCATTTTTAAAGATGGTGAACCAATTGTTTGCAAGCGTTGAGGCCAATGGCAGCGTGGCCGTACCAGCCCCACCAGCCCAAACCTTTGTCTGAGCGCGGTCAGCCGCTACAAAGGTATAAGCATTAGCTATTGAGGCAACAGGATGGCTCTGATTAAGCGTAGTGGTGATTGCCACAAGGCCAAGGCCAGCAAGCGTTGCGGCATTTGCAGTAGATGTTGTAGAGCCAAAAGCAATAACGCCCCAGTTACCGCCAGCCGTGGAATTGGCCGTCAAGTAGATGTACTGAGACTGTCCAGCAGTAACCGTGCAAATAACGCTACCAGCGTAATTTAGGATGTTGACTGATGTCCCGCTTGTGTTTTGGATTAACGCATCTTGACCTACTGATACCTGAGTAGCATCTGGCATTTTTACTGTCCATGATGCATTCTGGTAAACGTCCATAATCCTAGCCGCTGGATACTGCAACCCATTGGTGTTGGACGGCCACTGCAACTGTAAGTTAGCAGTCAGGTTATATGAGGCATAGCTGACATCCGTTGGCTGGATGACATCGCCAGTGAAGGGTGATACGAAGCTCATGTGTCAAGTACCGCTGCTTGGCGATCACCAATACGCTGTAGATTTTCTGTCTTGAGCGTGTTTATGATTGCAGAATATTGGGCCTGCCACATAGGGATGCGTTCATCATTCTTGAGGTACGGCATCGCCTGCAAAAGGGAACCATACAGCAGGGCTTGAGGAGCATAAATAGTGAACCAATTGGTTTGGTTGGTGCTATCCAAGGGTTGTACGCGCTCGTAGTACAGCACTTCATAAGAGTAGTTTGCAGCAGGTGTAGGAGCCACCAACCAATGCGTATAGTCGTAATCTGAGTAATAAATAGGCAGGTCTGTACTGGTAGGTTTAGGCCAATACTCACGGCAATATTCGTATGTACGAAGCAAAACTGGCTGCTTATTGCCAGTTGTATCGGTGACGTTCATGGACACCGTTTTGTGCCAGCGGGCTGGTTTGTCAATCACAGCGTTGCCGTTGACCATAGTGCTGTTGGCTACCGTCAGATTTCCAAGAAACTTGATTTCCGATGCAATGACTTGTTCCGCCAGCATAATAAATGTGGGGATGTACGCCACAGTCGTAGCGTCATTACGCTCGATGTAGGTCTGGATGTTGCTGACTAAAGAGTCATAAGTCATTACAACGGCTGTAGTCATACGTTTCTTTCAAAATGCGGGCAGTCAACCAACGACTTAAAGTTGCCGCCCCAACGGTTTTTGGGGTGCAAACTCTCCCAATATGCGCCGATGGGGGCCAAAATCCCTTTGTCCCATATTATCTTCCCATCCTTGAAGAAATTCAAGTCAATAGCGCAGCGTTTTAGGTGGATGGAGTTCATGGTTTTAGAGCGGCCAGTCTTGAAGTAGATGGCCTGCTGCTCTGGTGTGCGGGCTAGTTCCCCGCCAGTAACGACAAAACCTTGGTCAGTGGAATACTGGATTAGCTTGCACATATCCAGCAGGAAGGCTGCTTGTTCTTGCGATAGGCTCATTTTCCGCCCCTTATGTCTGCCAGTTTCTCAATTGTTCTGCCGCCAAAATAGGCACCCATGATCAGCATTCCCCAGTTTCCAAGCAGGGTAACGTAGGACTGATTGGCATTTAAGCCGAAGGCGGACATCATGGCAAACAGGAAATACCCTGTAAAGATGGCTACAAGGCTCAAGGGGCGAATGTTTTTGGACAGCCAAGAGTCAGACCCCATATCTGCCTTCCAGCGGTCAGAGACGTTGTTATCCTCGTTCTGGACGGCTTGGGCAAACACCTTGAGGGTGTCCAGTTCCATCTGGGCCTTCTGGATGCCCAGTTCG